CGGTGTCCATCAAGTCGCTGGAAGGCTATGATGTGGCCTGGTTCGAGGAAGCCCAGACGGCCAGCGAGACCAGCTTGGACCTCTTGCGCCCCACCATTCGTGTCGAGGGTAGTGAGCTCTGGTTCTCGTGGAACCCTGACCAGCCCTCGGACCCGGTGGAACAGTTACTTCGAGGCGCCACACCCACGCCCAACGCCATCGTCATTCGCTCCACGTATCGCGACAACCCCCATTTCCCCGACGTGCTGCGCGGTGAGATGGAGTGGGACCGATCACGGGACATCGACAAGTATGACCACATCTGGGAAGGTGGCTATGAGAAGCATAGCGAAGCCCGTGTGTTCAAGAACTGGACGATTGAGCCGTTCGAGACGCCTGACGATGTGACGTTCTACCAGGGTGCCGACTGGGGCTACTCCATCGATCCCTCGGTCCTGGTGCGATGTTTCCTGCGTGGCCGAACGCTCCACGTGGATCGCGAGGCGTATCAGATTGGGTGCGAGATCGATAACCTGCCGGCGTTGTTCGATGCCGTCCCACGCGCACGCGAGTGGGAGACGATTGCGGACAGCGCCAGGCCGGAGACCATCAGTTACATGACGCGCAATGGCTACCCTCGGATGGTAGCCGCGAAGAAGGGGAAAGACAGCGTCAAGGAAGGCGTCATCTTCCTCCAGGGCTTCGACATCAAGGTCCACCCGCGTTGTACCCATACGATTGACGAACTCCGGAACTACAGCTACAAGAAGGACCCGAAGACCGACGTGGTGTCGCCCATCCTGGAAGATAAGAAGAACCACGTCATCGACTCGCTGCGGTATGCGGTCGAGAAGATGCGTGCGCCTGATGATGGGTGGTTCGTATCGTGAGTGGATGGCCGTTTACTCCCAATCCAAAAGGAGACTCAATGAGCGCAGACAAACCGAAGCCTGACCAGGGACTACCCAAGCCGGGCAGTGGATTCAATCCGCCGAAGCCGGGTGGACCGAAGCCCGACCAGGGATTGCCTGGGCGCGGTCCCAGCCAGCGGCCCGGTGCCCATCCGGACCACACACTCCCAGGAGACACCGATGGCGAAGAGGGCGAGGGCGAGAACGGCGAAGGCGAAGAGGAAGGCACAGCCCCGAAACCAGACCAAACGCTACCTCCGGGCAGCGGCGGTGGAGCGCAGCCGAAACACTGAGCGCGACACTGACACTGAGTAACTGAACGAGAGTCCAATGCCTGACATCAACGGAATCACGCTGGGTATACCAGACGAACTCCGTGCGGCCACTGAAGCCCTCGGCAGCCCACACGATCAGGAGGTTGTGCTGCGTGCACTCTCCTCATTGCTGGTTGAGCGGCTGCGGTTCGCACGTCAGGCTGGACTCTCGTTTGGCGACCTCCGCAACATGTACGCGGTGCTGGGATACGACGAGACGCTCACCACGTCTCGTATCCGCGCACGCTACAATCGCGGTGGCATCGCTGGGCGTATCGTCGATGCGATGCCGAAGGCGACATGGCGTGAGGGGTTCGAGATTTACGAAGACGAGAACCCAGACGTGGAAACGCCGTTTGAACTCGCCATCAAGACTCTCGATGACCGGCTGAGTCTGGCCGCGAAGTTCCACAAGACCGATATCCTGGCGGGACTGAGCACCTTCTCGGTCCTTCTGATCGGCGTGGGTGACGGCGCACTGGACCAGCCGCTGCCCAAGGGGAATGGCACGCCGGACAATGTCATCTTCCTCCAGCCCTTCTCGGGCGGTGGCGGGCAAGTCAACACCTCATATCGCCACAAGACGGTAGCGGATGACGCGGATGCACGTGTGGACACGTACATCGAGGACCCAAAGGACCCTCGGTTTGGCCAGCCAGCGACCTACCAGATCCGTCGCACGTATACGACCGACATCACGCTGGCGCGGACGGTCCACTGGTCGCGTGTCCTCCACGTCGCGCACCAGACGCTGGACGACAACGTGTACGGCTCTCCCACCCTCGAACGCGTGTGGAATCTCTTGGACGATCTGGACAAGGTCACGGGTGGCGGTGCCGAGGCGTTCTGGCTTCGCGCAAACCAGGGCACCGCGTTGAAGGTCGATGCGGATGCGAAACTGAGTCCAGAGGAGAAGACCGAACTGGAACAGAAGGTCGAAGAGTATGCGAACCAGATGCGCCGCTTCATGGTCATGCGCAAGGCGGAATTGCAGTCCATGGGCTCGGATGTCGCGAACTTCTCCAACCCAGCGGACGCCATCCTGACCCAGATCGCGGGCGCCACGGGCATTCCCAAGCGCATTCTGACCGGTAGCGAGATGGGCGAACTCGCCTCATCCCAGGACCGCGAGAACTGGCGCGACCAGGTGCGTGGGCGACAGACCCGTGAGGCGGGTCCGTACATCGTCAAGCCGTTCATCCAGCGCCTGATTGACTACAACTACCTCCCAGCCGTCAAGAAGGGGAACATCTGGCAGATTGAGTGGCCCAACATCGAGGCGATGACCGAGACGGAGAAGGCAGACGGCGCGAACAAGTGGGCCACCGCGAACAAGACCCAGGGCACCGTCGTCTTCACTGATGATGAAATTCGTGAGCACTGGTATGGGATGGAGCCGTTGACGCCCGACCAGAAGGTCCCGATTGCGGCTCCGGAGAAGATCACCGCCACGACTGAGCCTGCCCAGGATAACACACCACCTCTGGATGCTGCGCCCGTCTTGTTGAAAGCGGCGGGAGACGTGGCGGGCCACGAGTTCCACGGCAATCAATACTCCGGCTCGGACGCCATCGTGAAGAAGTCTCCGGATGAGCCTGGCGAGCATCACGTGACGTTCCCGGATGGCCGGCAATACGCCATCTACCGTGATGCATCGAGTTCCATCAAGGGCTGGGAGACGGTGGGACTGGAGAATAGCTCGGCAGGCGGTGCCGCGTTCAACAAGAAGGAGATGCTGGACCACCTCGGGAAACTCAACGAGAACCGACCGTATGTGGACAAGCACTCTGGCTACAAGTCGGGCAAGACGGTCAAGGAACATCTGGACTCGATTCGGGCGCACACCAAGTATCGCACCGCAGAGACGGCGGAGGATGTGGCCCTTCTCCAAGCCCTGACTGCCGCCATCGAGTCGAACAACGTCGAAGTCATTGACCGGATTCTCGGCACCAAGCACCCATTGGACCTTCGTTCCCAGAACGACGTGTGATGCTCGACTTCCCATTGCCCTCGGATCGTGCGGCGCGACTCGTGGTGGCGTATCTCCGCACCCTCGCGGTTACCACCCGGGACAATCGCCCCGTCCACAAGGCCGCAGACTCCCGGTATAAGCCCTTCCTGGTCGCAGTCCAGTATGCGTTCAACAAAGGGCGCAAGGCGGTGAAGGGCAAGTCAGTCAAGACGGCTCCGGACGCGGGCGCCACTGCCGTTCGCAAAGCCCTCTTGGACGTGTTACCCTCGGAACTGTTGAAGGCAGTGGGTGCCGGTGGGACGGCTGGCGCGGCGGAATTGACCAAGACGTTGCGTCATGCGTCCTTCCGGACGGCAGCGGACCCGCTGGTCAAGAAGATTGGGCCCATCACCATGCGCTTCGACATCAAGAGTCCAGAGGCGATCAAGTGGGCAAAGGAACACGCCGCAGACCTCGCGAAAGGCATCAGTAGCACCACACGGGATGATATCGCAGCGGCCATCGAGCGGTCACTGGAGTCTGGGGACGACCCATTCGAGGATATCGCGGATGCGGTTGGCAGTGATGCTCGTGCGCAACTCATAGCTCGCACGGAGACGATGGCCGCTGCGAACGAAGGCCAGCGCCAGTCCTGGGACCAGGCGGTTGAGGATGGACTCCTCCCGTCTGATGCGCAGGTCGGCTGGATTGCCACCTCGGGTTGTTGCGACGAGTGCGATGACCTCGATGGGGAGACGCGCGATCTGGATGGCGAGTATCCAGACCCAGGCGGAGACGGTCCACCACTCCATCCCAATTGCCGTTGTACGGAAGGGATTGTCGCATGAGGCACGTTCGCGGCGCATCCAATCCCGAGGGTATCAATCAGTACACCGCTGGCGGCTCGGCACGCTTCGACGGGAAGTCAGCGGATGGGAAGGTCGAAGGTAGTATGGACGTGAAGATTGTGGACCCGCATTCCAACGCCCACAAGGTCACGGACACCACGAAGACGGGTAAGCGGGTCCGGATGTACGAGGGTGGGAACATCCATATCCCCACGGCCACGGTCCAGAACGCGCGTGGTACGACATTCGAGGCGTATCACCATACGCTCAGTCCGCTCAAGGGTGCCCAGATGCAGACAGAACTTCGCACGCTCCACTTCCGGACGAACGGTGCGCCCCTCCGGACCATCACCCACGAAGGTCGTGAGCACCTCGTCATCCCATGCGTGGCGTTGCGCGAGGGCGTGATTCACGCCGTCAACGCGGATGTGCCTGAGTTCGTCTCTGCGAAACGACTGGCCGCAGCCGCGTCCACCTGGAATGGACGCCCACTCGTCATCGGCCACCCGGTTCGCAATGGCCGCCAGATCAGTGCGAATGAGCCGGAGGTGCTGGCCGCGCAAGGCTTCGGCGTGATCTACGCGTCAGCGATGAACGGCGAGAATCTGGGAATGGAAGCCTGGGTGGATGTCACCAAGCTGGAAGCCCTCGGGCAACACGGTCTCCTGGCGGACCTTCGCGCAGGGAAGACGACGGAACTGAGCGTGGGCGCGTTCGTCAAGACGCTGGCGCGGCAAGGCATTCATCGAGGCAAGCGATACCTGGCGGAGTGGACCGACATCGTTGGGGACCACCTCGCGTTCCTTCCGAATGCGAAGGGCGCATGCAGTATCGAGATGGGCTGTGGAACCCATCGGATGGCGGAAGCCGCAGAGGAAGAACTGCGTGGCGCTTCGAATCCCGAGGGTATCAATCAGTACACGGGTGGCGGTGGATCCAAGGACTCCAAGGACTCCAAGGACTCTAGGAAAGGGCCACACGCTGTCGGCTCCAAAGTCAAAGGGTCGATGGTAGGTCACATCCGATATGGAATGACTGGCACCGTCAAAGAGCCTCTCAAGAATGACCACTACAGGGTAGACTTCGGACATTCAGGCGGAGCCGAACTTATCCATAAGTCACAGATTCGTGGAGCAGAAGGACAATCCATGACCAAGTCACATCGTGCCGCCCGCGACATCCCACAGTCCCAACGTGACAAACTCAAAGATTCAGACTTTGCCGGGCCAGGCACCTCGTTTCCCATTGTGAAGCCGGCAGACGTGTCCGCTGCCGCCCATCTCATTGGGAAGGCGAAGAACCCAGACGCGGTCAAGGCGCGCATCATCGCGATTGCCCAGCGCAAAGGGAAGTCATTCACGGACAAGTTGCCCGAGGCGTGGGTCAAGGCCGCAGCCGCGTTCGACACGCCAGCCCAAGCCGCAAGCGAAGAAGCCGCTGAGCTCATCACGTATCAGACGATGCGCGATCTGATGGACGCCGTGGGCAAGCAGTGGGACAGCGCCTCGGGGCTGGTCGATGACCTCGTCGCAGCGGAGCAAGAAGACGCGGCCACCGAGACGCCTGCGGAAGAAGAAGCCGAGGAGGAGACTGAGTGCTCCCAGATGGAGTCACTGGCGGTCCTCTGTGGGTCGATGGCCGCTGCGCTGATGCAAGTCCAGAGTCTCTGTTGGAAGGAACTGGCGCCAGACCCGGCCTACCCTCCGCGCTACATGGAAGAGGGTGGTGAGCCGAAGACGCTGGTTGGGAAGACCATCAGCAAGAACACGATGAAGTCCATCCAGGGAATGCACGATGCCGCCCACGCGGCCCACGACCATTCCACCGCCCTCGGTGCGCAGTGCAATGGGATGCGGCTCATGGCGGCTGCGAAGATGGAAGACTGTCCTACCTGCGATGGCTCGGGCGAGGTCGATGGGAACCCGTGCGAGACATGCGAGGGCGAGGGCGAAGTGCCGATCAAGGCGGCAGAGGCGAACGACAATCACGATGGGGCGGTTCCCATCATTGAAGAAGGAGATACGTACATGACGAAGGACGAGAGGAACGCAACCATCAAAGCCCTTGCCGCGTGCGATTGCAGCGGATTCAAGGGTGACGCTGCAACGCTGGAGACGCTGACCGATGCGCGGTTGGAAGCCCTCCAGGCCGCAACCAAGCAGCGCGAAGACGCGGTGAAGACGGCGGAGACCGCGACCAAGGAAGCCACCGATCTCAAGGCAGCGGCAGCGGCAGTGAAGCCGGTGGAGCCCAAGGTCCTGACGGTCGAAGAGTTCATGGCCGTGGCGCCAGCTGAACTCAAGACCCTCATCGAGACGAAGAAGGCGGAAGACGCGACGGCCACGGCCACGTTGGTCGCCCAGCTCAAGACGGCGCAGACCGCGTACACCGAGGACGAACTGAAAGCCCTCGACCTGGTGCACCTGCGCAAGCTGGCGTCCATCGCGAAGATCGATGCGCCGGCACCGGTCTTCACTGGCCTGAGCTTCCCGCGTGCGGCGGCACCGCCCGTCGATCATACCATCCCGCCTGATCCCTACGCACCTGGGCTCAAGGCACTGGCGGAGCAGCGCAAGCACTAACTGACGGACCGAGCATTCCCGTCTTTCACCGAAGTCGATCAACAGAGGAGTAGGAACTATGGCAATCACGAGGCTCGATCCTAACAAGATCCACCTCGGTGGA